AAAAATGTTTCTTATGGTGTTTTAGTCGTTGACGACAGAAACCAAATTGTTATGCGAATGCCTTCAGATGGACGAGATACTGGAGAGCCTTTTGGTGGAGTTAAATGGACTTTCCCTAAAGGTGGTCTTGATAAAAATGAAAGTCCTGTTACTGCTGCACTTCGTGAATTAAAAGAAGAAACAGGAATGTCAGATGTAGATATGGTTGGGGCTTTGCCTGGAAAGTTTGAAGGCACAACAGGAACTACTTATTATTTTGTGGCTAAGTTGCAAGATGGTGCGCTTACACCTAGCGAAATCATGCGCAAAGCTTCTCCGCAAAGTCCTATTGACCCGATGGCTCCAACTCCTGGGTCGTTAGCTGCTGCTGGAATGTTAGCTCCAGAGCAACTTGCTAATGTTCAACTGTATTTAAACCACACAGTAAAAAGAGGTGGTTTGCCGAATATTTGGCAAGAGTACGCCAAGTTAAGTGAGAAGCAGTGGGGAGATAAGTGGGGTAAAAACTTAACTCCTGGCATTGTTAGCTATGGAAATGTTGCTGGTGATATTTACCAATTAACTGCCAATGTTCCTTCTGGAGCAAAAAATATAAAAATATATGGTTTGCCTCCTAGAGAAGAACAGTTGGCTGCTCAGTTAACTTTGCAGTTGTCTATAGAAACTGATCCTACAAAATTGCGATCTATTGCTGAACGTTTAGATGCTGTTGTTAGTTCTGGGAAAAGACAATACGGTAATGCGACACAAGTTAATCAAGGAGCCGACGGTATGGCTCCAATGATGATTGACCAGTTTGCTAGAGTTTTAGATTCTGATGTTGATTTAGCTCAACTTTTGATTCGACAAATGCATACAGAAGGCAAGATCGAACGAAATGTGTTGACTGCTTTTGAGCTTGCTGAAGAAATTAAAAATTTTAATATTGTTCCTGATAGAGATGTTATTGATCCTGATGTTGAAGAAATAATTTCAAGATTGTCGTCAATGAGTACTGGCGAACAACTTGAATTAGCTATCAACATGAAGGGCGAGTTTGACATTTCAAGTCTTGATGAGTTGTTTAATAACGAAAACAAAATCAATGAAGTTTTGGGTTTGTTAGAAGGAATTAAATCTTCCAACCCTAGTTCTAACACTGCTCGTGCTCAGTACATGAAAAATGTAAATGAATGGGCACTAGCAATAGACACAGCGTTTGTTCAAGCCACTACAGATTCTAAAGAATTTGTTGAAGCTAGTGGTCGTAATTACAGATCTAAACCAGTTGAGTTTCAAGAAAATGTGGGAGATGTAGACGATCGAACGCAACGTTTACACGCTCAATTTATTGACGTGTTTAAACGTTCATTATCTAATGATGGCTACAACATGGCTGTTTGGATGAACAAAGTAGACGCTTTCCCAAGCACAGTTCCTGGCGGCCCTAATCTTGGAGGAACAGCCGCTACTAATGGTGTTCTTCCTAATGTTATAGCTGTTAACCCAATGGCTTTTTCATACAAAAAATTTATTGGCACAAAAGATTATGGAATAAAATTTGATACGACTGGGCAAGATCCTTCTAATTTTGTAGGCGCTGATGATTTTGTTCAAGATTTTGAACGAGCTATGGAATCAAGAATGGTTCGACCTGCAAGTGTTGAGGTAGAAGAAGATCCTTTAGAAGCTTTGGTTGCTCGTCAAAGCGAGTTAATGGCAACTGTTGAGTCAGGTATGGAAACATACCGTAACTCTGTTGCTCAGTTGAAATCTGCTGAGCGTCGCGCTGAAGCGGCAGCGGTTGATGCTGCTGAAAAAAATGCTCATGCTGTTACTCAACGGCAAATTGTTATGGACTTAACTCGTCAACAAGAAAAAGTTGATGAAGCTGTAGAGACTTTGAATTTGTTGGGTATTGGTGAGGGTGTTGATATTAACGATATTGCTGACGATGATTTGATTGCGTTGCGTCAAGCTACTCAAATTTTAATTAACGCTGATGCTGACATGAATCGGCTGGCGTTTAGCGAAATGGAAAATGGCGCTGACGGGTTTTATGATTTGATTAGTAGAACTGCGCCGCAGCGAGCAGAGCTTCATCGTGTAGCTAATCGTGAAGTTGTTTTAGATTCTGCGTTTAATTCCAGTATGAAACCTATGGGAGCTATTTTCCAAGGGCCGCAGCAAATGGTTGAGTCTATGCAGGCTGCTGAAAGGTTTGTTGCTCGTGGAGGATCGGGCGCTTTCTTCCGTAAGTATGACAAGCTGCATAACTTGTTGCGTGCTTACATGATTATGAAACCTGGGTTTCATATGAGGAACTATTTCTCAGGTGTGTTTATGAATCACCTTGCAGGGATGGATTGGTCTAACTATCGCAGGTTTATGCGAGCGTATTGGAAGTTCCAAGAAGAAGAAGCTACTCGTCTTGGGCTGCCTGATAAGGCATCCAAGATGCGTAAACAAATGCGTGCTCGTGGTATTAACCCGTCAAATGTAAGCGCTGAACATGTTGCTTATGTTAGGGAGTTAGCTGAGTCTGGCACTTTAGGTGGTGCTGGCGGTCAGGTAGCTACTGAGTTTATTGATTACTCAACTGGTAAGGCAGGGAAAGCTACTGTCCGAATTGGTGGCAAGAAAGTTAATTTGTTAGCTGCTGCTAATCCGTTTTCTTCTCAAAATGCTTTGCTTCAGTTGTCTCGGAACACGGGTATGGGTGTTGAAACGTTTTTGCGTGGTTCGTTAGGGTTCGATGCTTTGTATAAAGGTGGGACTGCTGATGAAGCTTTTGAAAACGTAATGAAATTTCATTTTGACTACGATGATTTGTCAGATTTTGAACGAAATGTTGTGAAGAAAGTTGTGCCCTTCTATACGTGGACTCGTAAGAACTTGCCGTTGATGTTTGAAATGGCGGCTCGTCGGCCTGCCATTTTCAATAAGTACACTTCGTTTAAGAAAGAGATGGAGTACGGGCAGGAACGTCCGAAGATTGTTCCTAAGTGGATGGAACGTCAAGGCGCTATTCAAACTCCGTTTAAGTATGAGGGAGAGAATATGTTTATTCTCCCCGATATGCCGTTTAAGCAGTTGTTAGAGCTTGTCGAACCACCGTTGCGGTTCGACAGAGATGAAAGCGTTATGGATCGCTTACAGACGACGTTGGAAACGTTAGGGACTCAGATAACTCCATTGATTAAAGCTCCGTATGAGTGGAAAGCTAAACAAAATCTTTGGAAGGGTTACAACTTTAAGGGTGATTATGAGGTTGTTCCGACTGCTTATGCAAAGGTTCCTTTCTTAATGGATTTGTTGTCAGTTCCTGGTATTGCGGCAAAGAACAGTCGGGGTCAGTGGGCGATGAAGGATTATGAGCTTCACGCTATGGCTCAGTTAATGCCTACGTTGTCTGATTTGCGTCGGTTGTTCCCTGATGAGGAGCGGTATCAGGAACGATCTGTGTCTACTTGGATTTCTTTTGTGTTCGGTGCGGGATTGCGCACGAACACGAAGTGGGAACAAAACATGGAACGTCGTTCTCGCATGTATGAAAGGCGAGATGAAATGGATCAAGAACGTTCTTTAAGGACCGCAAGACTTCGATAGGGACGAACTAACCTATAGGTATGCAGTTCATTTCTCGTGCCGAGTGGGGGGCCATTGACTCTGGTAAGAAGTTAAGCGAATTTCGCCGTGTCCCTGTAGGTGTTGTTGTTCATCATACGACTGGTTCTGGTTCCGCCCCTTGGGATCGTATTCGTCAGCATGACAAGTATCACGTTAAGACTCGGGGCTGGCGGTCTATCGCTTACAACTGGTTGGTTTCTGGTGAGACTGGCGAGATCTTTGAGGGTCGTGGGTGGAAGCAGGGTGCAGCTACGAAAGGGCATAACTCTAATACCACTTCCATTTCTTACATTGGTTCGGGTGACGATCTAACTGAGAAGGGAAAGGAGGCGATCCTTACCGTTGTAGAGGCAATGCGGAAAGAGTATGGCGACCACTTATGGGTCAAATGTCATAGAGATTTCGGCACCACATATTGCCCTGGGGACGGTCTAGCGGACTGGATTACATCTGGGATGCCGATGACGGGAACGCCTACTGCTCTTGATTGGGATGTTCGTATGGAAGAGATGGAATCTTTAGGGGTAGATTTCCGTCGCAAGCCTTTGCACCGTGGGTCTAAGGGCAAGAACGTGGCTACTTTGCAGGCACGTTTGAATGAACGCATCAACGCACAGCTTGTGGTAGACGGCATTTTCGGGCGAAAAACCCAAAAGGCTGTTTCCGAATTCCAAGCCAATTTTCCGATACGGCGGGATGGGGTCTGCGGGCCTGTAACTTGGCGTTATCTGTGGTTTGTTTAAGGAGATATTTTGTTTAATTTAGATTTTTTGAGAGATTGTTTTGAACGTGGTTTGGCTACGTTCTGTCAAGGATTTGTAGGCGCTATGGCCGTTCCTGGCCCTGACTGGACGGACTCGTTAAAAATTGGTGCGGTTGCTGCTGTCATTGCTATTGGTAAAGCTATTGCTGCGACTCGTGTCGGGGATTCGCGATCAGGTTCGTTGGTTAGTTGACGTGTCTGAGGAGCAAGAGAACTCCGAGTGGGAAGAGTGGGCCGAAGAGTACGGTTATCTTGCTTCTGAGATTTATAACGACATAAAAAACAATTCACATTTGTTGAATGTGGATGACGGGAATCATGCCAAATGGCATGATGACTCGTTAGCTGTGATGATTGTGTTGCCGTTTGAGCACGCTATGGCGTTCTCTGCGGAGTCAATGATTAACGATTTTGAGAACAGTCCTTTGCACAGCCATGTGTTTGCAATAATCAGTGGCCTGATTCTTGCGTCGGCTGATGCAATGGATGACTCAGACTATGAAGTAGATGAGTAAAAAATTTAAATAGTCTCTAACAATTTGTCGTTTATTTAATGCTCGTTTAAGTTTTCTTAGAATGTAATCACGTTTGCGTGCCACTGTTGTTTTCGGTAAGTTCGTTAATCGTTCAACTTGTCTAAGGCTCAGACGTTCAAACAACAAGGCGTTTAGTAACCAGATTTCATCTTCTTCTAGTTCGTCGAAAGCGTCCAGCACAGCTTCTTGTAGTTGTATGCGCTCTTCTTGCGATTCTTCTAGGGGTGCGTGGGGTGCAGCTTCCTGAAGTATTTCTATTTCAGTTTGTTTTTGTTGTGGATTCCCTTGTGCTTTCCATGAAAGATCAAGAGGATCAAAGGGAAATTCCTTCTTGACCATACGCCCATGCTATGCCTGCTGGTATGGCAAAATATTCTTTTCTGTTATCTGGAAAAAGTTTTGTTTGTGCTTGAAAGCACAAGTCTCTGATTGTGTGGAATCGGAGAAAGGTATGACGGTCAAATAAAGAGTCGTACAAAAACAGTAAGACTTCCATTTGTTCATGCCACCAAGTTAAGGCTTTGAGTTTGTCTACTTTCATGTGGATTTCCTGGCTACGCCCAAACCCTTGTACTTCTACTAAATAGTTTTCTGTCAGGTAGTCAT